TACTATGGGAGAGGGAGTAGGAGATCAACCCACCACACAGAATATGGATCAGAAACGTATTGATACAATGGGGTGTTTTATGAGGGACTTTATTCGTCCTATTGTTATGCCACTCGCTGAGATGGTTAATGAGAGCAAATTGCATGAACCAGATGTGAAGTTTGTTGCTCAAAATAATGGTAAGGGAGAAACCCCTGATAGGTTATATTAATGGAATCGATAGACTTGAGCGATATAACAGAGAATATCAAAGGAAATGAAAACATTATGAACTTTAACGAATACCAAAAACTTGCTCGTTCAACAGCGGTATATCCAGAGGAATACAAGGTAGTATATCCGGCACTTGGTTTGTGCGGTGAGGCTGGTGAAGTCGCAGAGAAAGTAAAGAAGACTGTTCGTGGAGATTCTTCATTGAATGAAGTTCAAGGTAATATTGCTATGGAACTAGGTGATGTACTTTGGTATGTCGCTGTTCTTGCTGATGACCTTGGTATAACTCTAGACCAAATTGCAAACTGGAATGTTGATAAACTGCAACGGCGAATGAAGAGTAACAAAATTAAGGGTGATGGGGATAATAGATGAGGCATATTGAAGTATCGTTAATGGAAGATGGCGAATTATCTATTGATGGTCAAAGTAGACCAGCTGGGAATATAGAAATTCGTGAGTTTGAAGATGGCGAATGGATGGGTGGCAGTTATGCTACCTATGATAATCTTGTAGAGAAGGTCAAGGAGGCATTAGGTGGCCACGACAACTGATATGGATGAACTTTCTGTCTATTTTGGTGATGGTAATCACAAAGGTCGCAGAGCATATGTTATGTGGTGTCCAGACAAAAAAGGATATTTCGTAGAAATGCTACACGCCGCTGGATACTATGAATTGCGAAACATGGGGTCACATAGTGAAAGTTATGCTGACGATTGTGCAGAAAATTTTGTAATGGCATGGGGGGAATTTACTGATGAATATATTCTATCTAGACACAGACCCTGAGATTGCCGCACAAATGCATTGTGACAAGCATGTGGTCAAGATGATACTAGAGAGCGCACAGATGCTCTCTACTGCTCATCGTGTTCTTGATGGCAACGAGATTGGAGATTCCAAAGGTTTATATAAGATTGCTCACAAGAATCATCCTTGTTCTGTATGGGTAAGAAGTTCTGATGAAAATTATGAATGGGTGTGGAATCTTTTTGATAATCTTATCAACGAATATATGGTTAGATATGGTAAGCATCATGCTTCAGAACGTCTGATTCATGCTTTATGGCAATATCCATATTATATACCTGTAGGAGATTTTACGCCACCCCCACAATGTATGCCAGATTATTGCAAGGGGGATGATACCGTGTCTGCATATCAGACTTACTATATAGAAGAGAAGTCTGATTTTGCTACATGGAAACATAGAGAAAAGCCGGAGTGGTTCAATGACAAATACAACGAGGAAGGTATTCGGAAAAGCACCGAAGAGAAGAGAATCTTATCATGATTATATGGGACGTAGAATGCGTGAAGAGCGTCATAAAGGGGGCGAAATGGTTGATAGAGTTTTAGCAGAAACAGAAATTGCAAGTATGCAAGAGCAAGTTCATTTGTTACAGATGAGGGTTAAAGAATTGACTGAAACGGTATATTTCTTATCTAGTAAAATTTCAATACTTGGTGGCAATTCAAATCAATTGGAGATGAAATTATAATGCCAACATATGATTTTATAAACACGCATACAGGTGAGGAATGGACAGAGATGATGTCTATTGCTGACATGGAAAGTTTAGTAGAAGGTAATCCCGAAATTAAACAAGCATGGAACTCTGCACCTCATTTTGCAGGGGATCATATTATGGGCGTTGGCCCTAAAGTAGATGGTGGATTTACTGAACGTCTGGAACAGATAGGAAACTCACATCCCGGCTCTCCTTTGTCTAGCAGGTATGGTGGAGTTAAAACAAAATCACATAAGGAAATCAAAACAAGAAATGTTTTGAAAAAACATAGAGTGATATAAATAGATATGGTGTTGCGGGCGAGAGATACATACTTCAGCACGAACGCACAGCGTTTTTGTAAGCTGGGAAGTCAATCCGCCCATGTAATACCAGAGAGGGGGGTTTGGCGCCCCCGGCTCCCCCCTCTCACCCCTTGAAAGGAATTGTTATGACATCAATTAAAAAAATTACCATATTTTTAGCTTCTCTCGTAGTTGCTGGAATAGTTTTGAATACTTCAATTGCATCGGCACAACAACAACTACCAAATATGTACTGCATAGTTACTTATGAACAACTAATTAAACAAACACAAGAGAAAGAACTGTTACTAGCATTTGTTGGTGTGACTAGAACAGGTCTAAATCTCTGGTTCTTTGCAAACTCTACAGACTTTTCAGTATTTTTCAAAGATCGTGTAACAGGTCAATATTGTACTGCTCCTAACTATTATGGTATAATTTTAAACTCAACCTCTACAGAAAATTAATTAAACATGGCCAGTAATAAAAAAAATAAAGAAATAAATAATAGCACTTTAGTAACCGTTAAACCAATTACCGATAACCAAAAACTGGTTTTTGAATCTTGGAAGAAGGGTAAGAACCAATTTCTTTTTGGTGCAGCTGGTACTGGTAAAACATTTGTTTCTCTGTATCTTGCTTTACAGAGTGTAATGGATTTGAAGAAACCTTATGACAAAGTGGTGTTAGTTAGGTCACTTATTCCTACAAGAGAGATTGGTTTTTTGCCAGGCGATGAGGAAGATAAGGCTGCATTGTATCAAGTACCATATCAGAACATGGTGCAATTCATGTTTGAGATGCAGAACGAACAGCAGTTTAATAATCTCTATGACCGCCTCAAGGGACAGGGTACATTGTACTTTTTGTCAACTTCTTTTCTAAGGGGGTTGACATTTGATAATGCAGTCATTATAGTAGATGAATGTCAGAATATGAATTTTCATGAACTGGACACTATTATCACTAGGGTTGGCCAAGATTCTAGAATAATTTTTTGTGGTGATTTTGACCAGACTGATTTGGTCAAACAAAATGAAAGAAACGGATTGCACGACTTTTTACGAATCCTTGAAGAGATGGAAGAATTTCATTGTTGTGAATTTACTATCGGAGATATTGTTCGTAGTGGTTTTGTTAGAAGTTATCTTATTAATAAGATAAAGTTAGGTATAGGTATTGAATAATGAATATAGATCAATTGAGAGAAGAGTTGGATCGGGATGAAGGTTGTGTATATGAAGTTTATCTAGATCATTTAGGATATGAAACATTTGGCATCGGTCATTTGATTACTAGACATGATGAGGAATATGGTTGGTCTGTGGGAACGTCCATAGATACTGTTAGAGTCCATGAAGCATTTGAAGATGATGTTCAAAATGTACTGTCAGATTGTGAAAAACTTTATGTACAGTGGGAACATTTGCCTGAAGAGGTCCAATTGATCGTTGCGAATATGATGTTTAATATGGGCTATACTAGATTGTCCAAATTTAAGGGTATGAAACGTGGTGTTGATGCTCGAGATTGGAACGCAGCTGCTGATGAAATGGTAGATAGCAGATGGTATAATCAAGTAACCAATCGAGCAGATAGGTTAGTAGTGAGGATGAGAAGTGTGACTCCAGTATGGGGAAACACAACTACAGTTATGGAGTAAATAATGTCAAGATTTAATCATGTGCCAGTGGAGTTACCAGAACTAGAAACAACGACAATAGATCGAAAACGATTCTATATAACACCACAAGAAAACTATTACCCATCAATCACAACTGTTTTGTCAATCCGAAAAAAGGAAGGATTGATGGACTGGCGTAAAAGGGTTGGTGATAAAGTTGCAAATTATGTAGCAGCAAAAGCAGCTGCAAGAGGTACTAAAGTTCACCATATGTGTGAAGATTATTTGAACAATGTACCTCTAGATTATCCTGAGAAATGGAAAAAACATGAAAAGGATTTTCTTCCTTTGTGTATATTTAACCAATTAAAGGATAAACTTTTAACGAATATAAGTGACATATATGCTCAAGAGTGTGGTCTATATAGTGATAAATATAAGGTAGCAGGTAGAGCTGATTGCATTGCAAAGTATAAAGGTGTACTTTCAATCATAGATTTTAAGACTTCTACCAGAGAACGATCAGATGCATGGAATGAAAATTATTACATTCAAGGTTCTGCATATGCAGAAATGTTTACTGAGTTAACAGGGATTGATATCAGTCAAGTAGTAATTTTAGTTGTAACAGAAGATGGAACTGTTCAAGAATTTATTAAGGATAAGAGTGATTTTTTAGATGCACTGACAGACTCTGTTGCTGAATGGGGAAAACAAAATGAAACGGGTGGATTTGGTAAACCAATTTCTAACTAAAAGAAAATTTATACTTTTTCTGACGGCCATTTTTTTACTTGTCCCAACAGTTGCTTGTGCTCAAGTAATAGAATCGCCTAATGGACAATTGGAAACAGTTCCGATGTGGCCTGAGCAAAATGAAATTACACCATCAATAAAACCGAATCCATTTGTTGGCCAAAACCAAGGGCCTCCATATGGAACAGTAGTTATGACACAAAAACCAGTTAGTTGTAATGATACGCCTGTAGTAAAAAATTATATTCAAAATGCAGGTGGAATGACACCACTTACACTTGGCACAATCCTAAATGAAATGGGTGCAATAACATCTCTTATACAAGTATATGCAAATCCTATCAATAAGCGGTTTGCTATAGTTGAGCATTTTGCTACACAAAGAAGTTGTATACTTACTCATGGTAATGATTTTGAAATAATTTTACCACAACAGGAAGCACCATAACAATGAAACATTTTCTATATTGGTGGCTTATTGTTTGTGCGGTTGGTACACTTTCATATATTACGCATAGTATGGGATGGTTGGTGCCAGTATACACTAATGACCTTACCTACATAACATTTTTAATCACTGTGGTTACTATGTTGACAACACTTAGTCTTGGTTATAAATTTAAATTACCAGACGCTGATACTGTTGATGTTGAATGGTTTGTATCTGATGTTGTATTAACATTAGGTATGCTGGGTACTATCATCGGATTTATGATAATGTTACGGGGTACATTTTCTTCAATTGAATTTAACGATGCTAACAGTATTCGTTTAGCACTATCTTCAATGAGTCAAGGATTGTTTACCGCACTGAACACCACTCTAATAGGATTGGTTTCATCAATCATTCTTAAAGTTCAATTGGTAGTGTATGAGAATGTAAAAGATAATGTATTCTAGAGGTGGTTATTTAGCATTTGTAGATTTTTTGTTTATTCTGTTATTAGCATTTATAAGCATGTTCATTCTTGCATTGTTGTTGATTAATCCAGTTCCAAAGAAATCAGAGATTGAAAGAAAAGCTGAGTATATAATTGTATTAGAGTGGGACAAACGAGCAGATGATGATGTTGATTTATGGGTAGAAGACCCTGATGGTCAAATTGTATCATTTAGAAATGACACTGTTGGTGTGATGCATCTAGATAAAGATGATTTGGGAACACGAAATGATACTATCTATTATCCAGATGGCACAAAACAAGTTATATATCTTAACAGAGAAGTAGTAACTTTACGAGGATGGAAAACAGGCGAGTATACTATTAATGTTCACATGTATAGAAAGGTTGGTACTAAACCTACAAATATTAATGTACAAATGCTAAAGATTAATCCATATGTAATACTGTTTGATGAACATACAATAATGGCAACAAGGGGTGAAGAAAGAACTATAAGGAGAGTGACCCTTGATATAGATGGTGTGATAACGTCCACAAATACGTTACAGAAAAAGTTCGTAAACACTCCATTACAACCCATAGGGCCAGGAACATAGCTATGTCTTTAACACTCTTATTCCTAGCAATTTTTTGCTTTGTTACTCTGAGTATATGTGCATTAATATTGTTGATAAAAAGGAAAATCATTCTTCTTTTTTTTATTCCTATAATGTTTATATTGTTGGCTAGTACTGTACATACATATAGTGAATTGTTAGGGTTTCCAACATCAAGACTGCTCCCAGAAAAGTTTTTTGTTATATCACATTTGGTAGATGAACCAAAAATTATATACTTGTGGGTATTAAAATCAGGAATAAAAATACCTGTCGCCCATCAAATACCTTATAATAAGAAGATGCATGAACAACTTGATAATCTACAAAAAGAAATTGAGGAAGGTGAAAAGGGTGTAATACAGGGTATAACAAATATATTACAAGAGAGTCATTTTGTTCTTTATCATTTTGACCAAAGACCAGATATGGAGAAGAATAGTTCTTCTCATAGATTTCCTGGCCGACCTGATCTTAGAAGAGATTAGATGCCTTGGTCTAAAGAAATGCAAGAAAGTTATGCCCTTCAGCAAAAAATTCGTAGACATATGATAGATTGTGTGATATGTGAGTGCCCTATTACTCCAAAAGAGCGTGATGAAAATAACGGAAGATGTAATTATTGTTATGGAGAAAAAGTGAAAAAAGGGGGTTGACAAAAGCCATTCAGTATGGTATAAATATAGTTACAGTTCGTTGATATGGATTGAAAGACGTACAGGACGAGGGTGCAATACCCTCCGCCTCCACCAAATTTACGGTGGTTAATAGCTCCGATTTAGGGGGCGAAATAGGATCGACTGGCGTGGAATAGAGAAGTGGAGAATTGTGGATTGACCACCTTATAGGTCACAAAAGATAATTGCAAACGATAATTTTGCACTTGAGGATTATGCTCTAGCAGCGTAAAATCTCACGGGGTATGGGCTCCACCTTGTTACCCAACGGGCCCACTCAAAAAATTACCACATTGGTAATTTAAATTTGTCATGACAAGGAGATACTTAAATTATGACTACTACTACAACTACAACTACACAGACCGATAAGGTCGCTAACGCACTTGTTAATGGTGCAGAACTAACCGCTAAACAGATTACGGCACGTTATGGTGTTAAGAATGTTCGTGCGGTTATTAGCAGGCTACGTTCAGAAGGTTATTCAATCTTCTTGAACAAGCGTGTATCGTCTTATGACGGTGAAACTTATATGAAGTATCGTATAGGTACGCCACTACGCTCTGTTGTTGCTGCTGGTTATGCCGCACTTCGTGGTACTTCTCACACTGCTACTGCGTAATTGAGTAGGGTTTTTGGGGTTTCCTAGTAACAGAATAACCCCACTTTATACTAACGCACTAAGGCGAGTATAATTTTATCCCAGAACGGAAAGTAAGACTAACGATTTTTGGGTTATATGATAAACTATATGAATATGTGTGTGGATTTGGAGGCCATCGTAAGAAAATCATTTATTCTCTCCGGCTTAGAGAACACACAGGGGGTCACTACCTAATAAGTGCGTGGGGGGTCACGGTTAATCCCCCAACTTATATGATGTAGGAGATATGAATGTTAACCACTCCCAAAAATTTTACCATAGCTATAGAAAACATAGCAAAAGAAAAACAGATAACTCACATGGAAGCAGTTCTATGGTATTGTGATAAAGAAGGTATTGAACCAGACGCCGTTGGTTATCTTATTTCAAAAGGGTTAAAACAAAAGATCGAAGCAAACGCTAGAGATTTAAACTTCCTTCCCAAACAAGCACAACTACCAGTTTAATGAAAACATATTTTCCATTTGGACCACCAATAGGTCATGCTATCTTACCAGATGAATTAGTGAATGACCTTAATAAAGGTTGTGATGATATTGTTAAGGATAAAGAATTATCTAAATCACAAGATTGGTCACACCAACTTGTTGGTCAAGTTGAACAGGAACTTTTAATTCCAAAAAATATTATTAACAAATGGGGAAAGTGGTTTGGTACTCAAGCTCGAGCATATGTCAGTGGATACTTTGATCAATTGAGTGTTCCAGAACAAAATATTTTCGCAGCATCAAAAGAACAATCATTACAAGCTGTAAATAGAATACAAGTTGATGTTAAGTCTGCTTGGTATATACGATCTTTTGCTGGAGACTATAATCCTATTCATACACATACGGACTGTGAATTAACTTGCGTAGGATTTTTAAAAGTTCCAGATTTATCAGGAGAACGTAAAAAGGACCGTATTAACAATGGAGTTTTAGAAATTGTGAGTAATGTTGGCTCTAGCGATAAAACATTCTATGAAAATAACAGAATAGGATTTACCCCAAAGGTCGGTAATTGGTATTTATTCCCTGCTAATATAAGACATCTAGTATATCCTTTTAAGTGTGATGGAGAACGAAGATCATTCAGTATCAATATGAATACAAATATGTTCAAGGGTGCGTCTAAGAAATAATATATGAACTATGGAACCTATTGATGTTTATATGATGTATTGTGCTATGAAGGCACATTTCGGTAAGGGTAATTATGACTTTATAGATTATAAAGGTAAGACTAAAATTACTCGCAACTCATTTTACAAACGTAAAGATAGATATTTTTTTGTTAAACTTTCTCGCAAGCATGATACGGAAGAAGAAGTAAAAAATTATCTCATATCAAATTTCATAAAAGACAAAAAGGGCTATATCGCCAATTTCAATGATGAGAACTATGAGTCGTGGAAACTAAAACGACAGGGGTTCTTTAGTATGTTTTTAGTTGAAATGAAACCGTTGGTGGATGCTTTTGAAAACCTATTTGCAGTAGAGAATAAACAACATCCTAAACTTATGAAAGAATTTCTCGGCGGCCGTGTTTCTTTAGAGACAATAATAATATTGAATGAGTTGGTAGATTATGAACAAGCTTGGAAAAAAGAACTAAAGGATGATATTGTATGGCAGGATTTAAATAAATTGATGACTAATTACAAAAGGTTCTTGACAATTGATGTCAAAAGGTATAGAATACAATTATTGAAACTTATAGAGGAGTCTAAGTTATGAATACTAGGAATGAAGCATTTCTAGAAAACGAAGTTACAACGCTCGATGCTCGAGTGAAGGAACTTGAGTTTGACTGTGCAGAGTTGACAAAGGAAAACTCTGAAATGTCTGAGCGAGTTAAGAAACTTGCTAGTCGCCAACCTAGTTGGCCAAAGGGGTATCGTCCACAACGGAGATACAACAATCGGGACAGATAGTTGGATTGCCGGAGTAGCTCAGGGGTAGAGCAGGGGTTTTGTAAACCTCAGGCCGTGGGTTCAATTCCTACCTCCGGCACCAATTTGGAGTTAGTATGGAAGTACAACTTGTAGATCATATGGGCAGTGATTTGTCTGTGGTTAATGCCGCCCGTGTATCTTTTGCAAAGAAGAATACGGAATTTGATGATAAGAATGATACTAAACTAATTAACTACCTTGCCAAACACGATCACTGGAGTCCCTTTGGACATGCTTCTATGCAGTTCCATATTAAGGCTCCAGTGTTTGTTGCAAGACAGTTAGTGAAACATCAGGTAGGTCTGGTGTGGAATGAGGTATCAAGAAGATACGTTGATGAAGAGGTTGAGTTTTACGAACCAGAGGAGTGGCGTGGTAGACCCAAAAATTCAAAGCAGGGTTCTTCTGATGAAGTGATTGATATCAATCCACACGATTTTCTGGTAGACCATTATCAACAAGCACTTAGTTCTGCTAAGTGGACTTATGAACAACTATTAAGAGATGGTGTATCACCAGAACAAGCCAGAATGGTTCTGCCGCAGTCTATGATGACAGAATGGTATTGGAGTGGCACTCTGTATGCGTTTGCTCGTGTGTGTAATTTACGATGCAAACCAGATGCACAAAAGGAGACACAGAATGTTGGATGGGGTATTGATGAATATGCAGCAGAGCTCTTCCCCGCCTCATGGCAAGCCCTTCGGGATGCATAAAGCACTTGTTATAGGTAATGGCGAATCACGGTCATGGTTCAAACCATGTCATCAAGATATAACGGATAATACCGTTACAACGTGGGGTTGTAATGCTCTCTATCGTGATGGGTATGTACATAACCTTGTTTCGGTAGACTATGGTATGCAACAGGAAATATATGACTCTGGCTACGCATTGGAGAATCCAGAATATGGTGAG